CCTTAACGAATGCTTCGACGGAGTCTATGATCAACGTACCGACGAATGGTCACGAGTTTTTCGTGAACAAGAAGGTATACCAAGAAATTACCACGAAGAACCTGTTCTTTATGGTTTCGGTGCGGCACCACAACTACCTGACGGTACACCTGTAACGTACCAACAAGGTGGCGTGCTCTTCTTAAAACGCTATGTATACAAAGTATACGGTTTAGCGTTTGCTTTAACGAAAGTTTTAGTTGAAGACGGTGATCACATCAGAATTGGTCAAGTTTATGCTAGACATTTAGCGCAATCATTGATTGAAACAAAAGAAACATTATCTGCAAACGTGCTTAACGTAGCATTTAATCCTTCCTACCCAGGCGGTGACGGTGTTGAATTAAACTCTGCTTCACATCCTATCGTTAACGGCACAACTTCTAATTTATTAGCAACTGCCGCTAACCTTTCACAAACATCACTTGAACAAATGTTAATTCAAATCAGACAAGCTGTTGACAACAACGGCAAGAAGATTCGTTTAGTTCCAAGACAACTTGTCGTTGCTCCTGGTAACATTTTCCAAGCTGAAGTATTGTTAAAATCTGTTTTAAGATCAGGCACTGCTGACAACGATGTCAATCCAATTAAATCAATTGGCTTGCTCGATGAAGGTGCTGCTGTTCTTTCACGTTTAACATCTTCTACAGCATGGTGGGTTCAAACTGATGCTCCTGAAGGCATGAAGCTTTTAATGAGACGTAAGTTAGAAAAAACTATGGAAGGCGACTTCGAAACAGACTCAATGCGTTATAAAGCAACAGAGCGTTACGATGTGGGCTTCACAGATTGGCGTGCGATGTACGGCACACCAGGTGTTTAGTAGTTAGTTGTAAATAGTAGTAAATATCTAGGGTTTCGACTCGTTAGACTGTCCTAGCAGACGCATACACGACTAACGAGTCACTTACTTTGTATGAAGGAAAACAATCATGGCACAAACAACTTTTTCGGGTCCTGTAACATCGCAAGCAGGCTTTAATTCTGATGACACACTAAATGCTACAGATTTAGCATCAGGTTCTTATAATCTAACCGACTTTACTGTACGCCCTGCTGTAACATGGGCAGGCACAGTAGCAGCTCTAGTAGGCGCAGCAAATTCTCGTACCGCAAGTGTTGCAGGTGGTAATATTTTTGGCTGTTATGCACAAACTTCAACCAAAAACTCAACAAACACTATTTCAGGATTAAACACTGCTGTTTATGGTGTTGTAGACTGTGGTGCAAGCACAAATATAGGTACTTGTTATGGTGCAACATTTGACTTTACTTCTTTTACAGGAACAAGAGCATCTCGTCCTTCCGCATTTATTGGGTTTGGTGATGAATCTCCTGGTAGTTTTCCTGTACAAAATCTTTTTGAAATTGGCACACCTTCTAAAACAGTGCATGCTGATTTAGCTAAGACATCAGGAACTGTTGTACCTGATGCAGGTGGTTCTTTAAGAGTAAAAGTTAATGGAGTAATTCGTTATATTGCATTGAACACTGCTTCTGCTTAATTATGACTGTACAAGATATTCAAGAGCGTATTAAAGAATTACAAGCTCAACGCAGTCAAACGGAAGCAAATTTAAATGCAATAGGTGGAGCAATTCAAGATTGCCACTTTTGGCTAGAAAAGCTTAGTCAACAACATAACAAAAAAGGAAAGTAAAATGGGTGATTTTAAACAGATGGTAAAAATGGAAACTACAGAACCTTCAGTAATTTTAAAACTGAAAAAAGGCGGTAGTGCCCATAAAAAAATGAAACACGGTGGTGATGCAGATCACAAACCAATGCAAGGCAAAATGAATGGCGGTATCATGGGTGCACTTTCAGGGGCTACTCCTGTAATAAGCGGTACAACAGCGGCTCCTGTCGCTCGTATGCCTATGCGTCCTTCTATGTCTTCAAGACGTAAAGCAATGATGGCTAAAGCTCCAATGATGTCTAAAAAAATAATGGCTAAAGATGGTGGTAAAGCTTGTTATGCAGAAGGTGGCAAAGTTGAAGCAACTAAAGGTGTTATCCCTGTATCAGCTTCTAAAAAAGGTGCAGAGAAATATGTATCTAACATTTCAACGGCTGAATACACAACTAAAACAAGTGGAAAAACAGGCGACGTTAAAAAAGGCAATGGTGGCGGATTTAAAAAAGGTGGCATGGTTAAATGTGCTACAGGCGGTGTTGCTTTAAGTAACGGTGGTGGTTATAAAAAAGGTGGTAAAGCTTGTGCTACAGGTGGTGTTGCTCTTGGTAATGCAGGTGGTTACAAAAAGGGTGGCGCATCAAAAAAAGCATATGCTAATGGCGGTAGTGTAAATGACGAAGGCAAAGCCATTAGTATGCCTCAAGGAAACAAAAAGCCTTCAAGCCCTGTAAGCATTAGTAAGCTCTCAGGTACTTTCAAAAAAGGCGGTAATGTTTCTAGTAAAAAGTTACAAAACGTCTTTATGAATGAAAACGCAACCGCAATGAAAGAGTCTAAAGCCAAACTTTTAGATAAGTACTCTCCTTATCAAAAAGCAGGCGGTGGTCAAGTAAGTGACACAGAGTACGAAGCAGTCATGAAAAAAGTAAATGAAAGAGCAGGAAAAAAGATGGATATATTAAAAGGTCAAGGTACCGTAACCGAAAAAGAAAGAGAAATTATTCGTAAATACGCACCTAAATATCCATCAGGAATGACTGACACTGACATTGACAAAATCATCTCTTCTAAAGAAGTAAAAGAAGGAATGACTAGCTTTGAAGACAAAAAACGCGGTGGTAAAGTAAAGAAGTAAACTAGGACAGGGAAGGCAACTTCCCTTCCACTAATTTTAAAGGATTATATTATGGCAGATTCAGTAACCTCTCAGACGCTACTAGATGGCGAACGTTTAGCAATTATGAAATTTACAAACATTAGTGATGGAACAGGGGAATCTGCTGTTACTAAAGTAGACGTATCAGCATTAAATCCAAGCGCATCAGGTGGTGCATGTAACAGTGTCTCTGTTTCAAAAATAACAGCTGTATGTCACGGCATGGAAGTTAGAATGCTTTGGGATGCTTCAACGGACGTACCGTTTTTTCTATCTAATGTAAACTCAAACTACACAAATGATTTTTCAAGTTTTGGTGGGATTACAAACAATTCAGGTGCAGGTAAAAATGGGGATATATTATTTACCACATCTGATCATTCGTCAGGTGATACATATACTGTTGTTTTAGAAATGATTAAAGGTTATGCAAGTGTGTAATCATGCCACTTATTAAATCAAAATCAGAAAAAGCTTTTAAGAAAAATATCTCTGCTGAAATTAAGTCAGGAAGACCTATGAAACAAGCCGTAGCTATTGCTTATTCTGTAAAACGTTCTGCTAACAAAGCCGATGGTGGAGATGTAACGCAAGATAAAAAACTTATTAAAAAAGCATTTTCATTGCATGATCAACAACAACACGAAGATAAAAAAACAAATTTATCTAAATTAAAAAGCGGTGGAGGCTTATATGAAAATATTAATAAAAAACGCGAAAGAATTGCTCAAGGTAGTGGAGAAAAAATGCGCAAAGTGGGTTCAGAGGGCGCGCCGACATCTAAAAACTTTAAAGAAGCTGCTAAAACTGCAAAAGTAAAACATGGTGGTGGAGTGCAAAACCCCTAACATGGCTAAAAATGTAAGTTTATCTATTGGTCGAGGTGAAAAACTTCCTGTATCTCAAGGTGCAGGATTAACCGCTAAAGGTCGAGCTAAACTAAACAGAGAAACAGGATCAAATTTAAAAGCACCACAACCTCAAGGAGGCTCGCGTAAAAAAAGCTTTTGTGCTCGTATGTCAGGTGTTGTAGAACACTCTAAAGGCGATGCACCAAGAGCTAAAGCATCTTTAAGACGTTGGAACTGCTCAGGTTGGTAAAGGAAAAACATGGCTTATTCAGGTACTGTAGGAACAACAGTAGTAAATGTACAAGATGTAATTGACCACGCCGCTCGTCGATGCGGAAAACTAGCTGAAGAATTAACTTCAGAGCAACAACTCACAGCTAGACAATCTCTTTATTATTTTCTATCTAGCTTAATAAACATTGGTATTCAGTATTGGGCTATTAGCAAAGAAGTTGTTGGCTTATCCCCTAATAAATATATCTATACACTTCCATTTGGTGCTAATGACGCACTCAATGTGCTTTATCGTACCATGAATCGTCCATCAGGTACTCTTGCAACATCTGTAGGTTTATCCTCAGGCGTTTTAGCAAATATTGGTGATGAAGATATTGATACCTACGCTGTACAAAGTTCTGCGAATGGAAATTTTTCTATTAACTTTGGAACAAATAACGATATATACGCAGGCTCAATAGGCTTCATGCCATTTGTATCGGGCGGAGGATCTGCAACCGCATCCTTAATATACGAATTCTCTACTGACGGAACAAATTGGAATACATTAGAAGATTTAGGATCTGTTGTCATTACTGACAAGCAATGGATATGGACAGATGTCGACCCAGGTCAAAACGTACAGTATTACAGAGTGCGTGGATATAGTGGTACAACTTTATCTGTTCGTGAATGGTACGTTGGTAATAACAGCACTGAAGTGATGATGTCTCGTTTGAATCGTGATGATTATACAAACTTACCTAATAAAAATTTTACATCTAATCAACCGTTTCAATTTTGGTTTAATAGAACAATTCCAAAGCCCGAATTATACTTATGGCCTGTTCCTTCAGATGCATTTGTTCAAGTCACAGTGTGGTACTCGCGTCAAGTTATGGACGTTGGATCACTGACAGACGAGTTAGAAATACCACAACGATGGTATGAAGCTATTATAATGAATTTAGCGCATAGACTAAGTTTAGAGTTACCACAAGTTCCAATGGATCGTGTAGCTTACTTAGAAAGAATGGCTATGCAATATCTTAATGAAGCCGAACAAGAAGAGAGAGATAAATCTCCAATCTATTGGGCACCTAACATTAGCGTTTATACAAGATAATGCCTATATTTTTAGATACCGAAGGATTAGCTAGTCTTGCAATAGGTGTATGTGACCGATGCAAAATGAAAAGAGCTTTTGTACGACTAGGTCCTGATCCAAACTTCCCTGGTCTTCGTGTATGCAATGAAGGATGTAGAGATCAGTTTGACCCTTATCGTTTAGCCGCAAGGCAAACTGAAAGAATTAATTTAAGATTTGCTCGTCCTGATGTAAGTGTAGCGGTCGAAGATAATAGTTTAATTACAAATAATCCAAATAATAACGTAATTTCACCCGAACAAAATACACAAACACCTGCGAACAACGGAAACCTCGACAACCTTAACGTGAGTCCTTAGAACATGGCAAATGTACAAATAACCCAATTACCTAACGCTAGTGCAATAACGGGCACAGAATCAGTTCCTATCGTACAAAATGGCGTAACCGTCCAAACTACAACAGCGGCTCTTGCAGGTGCTCCTGTATTAACAGCTTCATTCCTAGAAGTAAGTAATTCAGCTACAACACCAAACTCAAGATATTTTGCTGTTGGATCAGGATTAGCTACAACCGATGGTGGAATTGCTAGTTCATTTACCGTAAGCCTTATAGGTGCTTTAGCTAATTTAAACGCTTTAGGTAACGGGCTTGTAACTAAAACAAGTGCAAGTGTTCTTGCAAATAGAACAATTACCGCAGGCTCTGTAGGTTTATCAGTTACTAATGGTGACGGTGTTTCAGGTAATCCAAGTGTAAGTTTAAGCGCAGGTCCTGTATTAACCCTAGCTCAAGCTACAGGTTCAGGCATGCTTTCCTTAAGTAGCAATGTTGTTACCCCAAGACAATTAACAGGAACAGCAAATCAAATTACAGTAGTTGATGGCACGGGTGCTAGTGGTGATCCTACTTTTAGCATTACTGACAATCCAATATTACCTGGTACCGCAAGTGTAAAAGTTCCCTTAGGAACAACAGGACAAAGACCTGTAGGATCAAATGGGCAAATTAGATATAACACTTCTAACAGTGATTTTGAATTTTATGAAAATGGTAATTGGACAAGTTATGGTATAGGTGATGGTAGTGTTACTAGCATAGCTATGACTGTACCTACAGGA